CTAATTAGCACGTAAAATCTGTAACGGCTGGAAATCATTCAATACTCGCACTATCGAAAATTTTACCAGCCAACCGCAGCGCGTTCTTGCATACGACGTGTCTGCGGTTTTATATAATCCCAGCCAGTCCAGTTTCCAGATAATCAGCGTGTCACCTGCCGATAATGTCCTGAGCAGTTTTTTCAGTCCCGGCCTTTCGGACTTTGTACCGCTTATCTTGTCTTCAAAAATCAGCTCGCATCCTGCACAGTTCAGCGCATTACGTTGTAGATCTGTGTTCTGGTCATTTGTTGACACACGTACATAGCCAATAAGCATGGTAGATCTCCCTGACAAAAGCAGGAATGATGCCATTTGCTCGTTATTTCTGCATTTTCATAAACGTTGGTTTGGGAGAAGCGGCGAAAAGGGATGTGGGCACAGGAGATAATCAGATACCGGATATGGGAGCATTCGCTTCTGGTTCGGGATGGTTCAGGCTACCAGGTGGATATATTGTTCAGTTTGGCACTTTTTCAGGAAACACGACCCGCTTTATCAGTGGACACTTCCCTATACCATTCCCTAATCAGCCGATGGTTTCAGTCAGTGTTATGTCTGATGCCGTTCAGTCAGACCCGTCGAATCCTGCCCCGCAAGTTTTGTCTGTAAATTTTGAACATATCAGTAATTCAGCGTGGCGTGTGGCAACCAGTGATATCTCACAGCAATACAGATTCAGTTATATTTCGATAGGACGGTGAAATGCAGAAATATATTTTCAGTGCCGATAAAAATGCGTTTTTCCCTGTGGAGCTTAAAATCGCTTATCAGGAATCCGGCGAATGGCCCGGTGATGGAATCGAAATTGACGACACTGTTGCCGCCGAATTTATGAAGGAAGCACCAGAAGGAAAATACAGAGGTGTCATCGACGGAATGCCTGCATGGATTGATATTCCACCGCCAACTCATGAGGAACAAATTGCCGCAGCCGAACTGGAAAAGCAGCAATTGATTAATCAGGTCAACGAATACATAAACAGTAAGCAATGGCCTGGTAAAGCGGCGATTGGTCGCCTGAAAGGTGAGGAACTGGCGCAATATAATTTGTGGCTGGATTATCTGGACGCACTGGAGCTGGTCGATACTTCCGGTGCGCCAGATATTGAATGGCCTACGCCTCCGGCAGTTCAGGCCAGATGACGTCCGGCGCTGTGCTGGTATCTGTTGCCGTCACCGCGTCAATATAATCCAGCACAGCGTTAAGTCGGGTGTTTTCTGGCTGCGTCAGCTTCCGCCCGGCCTGTAATTTCAGTTGAATCAGACTGATGGAAGCCATTGCAGCATCAATCAGCGACTGGCGCTGTGCTTCTGCCGCTTCTACTGCGGCGCTATGCTGTGCCTCGGTATCCGTCACCCATTTCTCACCATCCCATTTATCGTATGGCGTTAACGGGGCGATAGTGGTTGTATTTTCAGGATAATCACCCGGAGCTGTGATTTCTTTCGATTCTCCTGTTTCGGTGCTATAGATGATTTCACCGCGATGGTCTGGCACATATTCCCATGAGTTAAAATCTGCAGAACGGCAGATTGCATAACCAGCTTTATGTGTAACTGGTGCATCTAAACAAGAACATGCCGGGATACCGACGCCAACCGCAAGACATTCAGTTGATGTGGAAATATATTCCCGCGTTTCACCATCATAATTATAAATGGTAATGACTCCCGCTTTTATGGCAATGAGTTCGTTATTTAATACGGCTTTATTCATCAGGCAGCCCTCACGATATAATTAAAGGCAATGTTACGAGGACGGTTTTCGTTTGCAGTTGGAACAATTCTTGAAGCATCAAGGCCAATCACTTTTGGGTAAACAGCGCCATCTGTTCTTTCTGTCACCATACTTCTGATTAAGGAGAAATAACTATTGTTCGTTGAGGGGTTCAAAGGCACTACTGCCCCCTTAAACGAGCCTACTGATTCCCATATTGAATAATTTTCGGTGTTTACAGTCTTGAACTCACCATAGATATTACGTATGGCATCGCCCTGAGCGGATAATATTGCCCTCCCCGTATCCATACCACGTCCGTCATCCCAGCCACGAATAAACTCACCACGTAAATCAGGCAATTTATTTGTCGGGTAAGCCTTTGCCAGCTCCGGGTATTCTTCAGCAGAAAAAGCTGCTCCGTTGCATTTCAGCCAGCCTGTTGGCGGAGTGGCTGAAGGCCACGGAACAGGAACCCCAACAGGTAATGCAGAGCCTTCTCCCAAACCAAGGTTTTCGAGAGCCGTTTGCACAGTGCCATCCGATTTGATATCGCCAAACGGATTCTTGCGGCTTAACAGCAGCGCACGAAGTGCGGTAAGCAGCTGGTCATGCCGCCCTTTCTCCAGGCTGGCACCGGAGGCCTCCACCACGCTACAAAGTTCTTCCTGCAACATGTCAAAGTAGTCATCATCCAGATCGGTGGCAGGTGTGCCGGTCTGGGGGTTACCACGGGTAAAACCGTTCTTACCCGCGCCGAACTTATCCTTCTGCGCGGTTTTCGTGTCTATACGATGCATGGATTACTCCGGATATTTAAAAATTACGTAGGTATGCGAAGGGCAGAGTTTGTTAAGCACGCACTCGACAACGGTGTCGCCCCAGATACGCAGTGCGGAATCACAGGGATCGCCACATGTCATCCAGGTGGTGTTGGTGGCGGCTGGCATGTTGACCTGCCAGTAATACCGCCATTCCGGCGCATTCACCGCGTCAGTACAGGCCGATGAGCAGGTGAACGTACTTTTATCGTATCGCGTGATAGTGGCGTCTGGTCTGCCCAGGGCAGCAAGCTGTGCAAGGTAAAAATCCTCATTGATGCCGCCCGCCAGATTAACCTTCGCATCCAGCCGTTGCTGACGCTGGCGAAGGGTCTGTGTCCCTGCGGGAATACATTCATCCGGCAGACCGCACAGACGCTCCCAGCGGTTTATCAGTTCAGTGGTGGTGCGCGGATCCAGCTCCCGCATCAGGGCATCCGCACGCTGATGAACGCGGGTTAATGACGGTGCCGCACCGGCAATCGCCGGATCGCTGGCTGACCACGCCGGACCGGGGGGCAACAGTGCCGACAACAGACGGATGTAATCATCGTTTGTCACGTCCATGAAATCGTCCCCAGAACCGCCAGTTCATTTTTTGCAATGGAGATATTGTCTGCCGGTGCAAGCAACTGATGGCTGTATTCCCCGTTCGCACCGGAAATCGCCTCACTGATACGCGATACCTTCAGTTCTCCCTGCGGATAACCATCACGCAGCAGGAACGAACGCAACTCCGCGGTGATGGCAGCCCGTATTTCCGGTGTGTCCGGCGTCACGCGGATATGAAAATCCACCGTATGTGCCACCGGCCTGAACACATACAAATCAGAGCCTGCCACCGGGGCCAGTGGCCCGATATGTTGTCTTGCCGCCGTTTCCGTTGATTCTTCCGGAATGGGATTAATCAGGTCACTGCTGGCAATCATCACACCGACAGTTCCCGTTCCCATCCAGTGACGGTATGTCCATGCGCGGGTAATGCCGGGCACTTCTTTAGCCCAGACGACATAGTCCCCGTCAGCCCCGCCCTGCGGCGTCCAGTAATACCGCTCAATGACGCGGGCGCGCCACGTTTCCAGCTCTTCAGTATCAAATCCGCCTGTCAGGGTGTCAGCCACACCGGAAGACGGCAGACCATTCACCGGCGTGACCAGGATTAATGCCGTACCGTCGTCAGCGTTACCGACCGCGCCTGCATTTGAGCATGCGATCGGCACGCGCAGGACACCACCGGAGCTGGTTGCATCGGCAGTTGCCGTATACTGAACCAGGTCATCGCGCTGAATCACGCTCCCGGCAGTCACCTTCAGGCCATCGCTGACACCTTCCCAGCGCATATACCCGCTGGCAGCCGTGGCCCCCTTGCGCGGACACCGTTTCATCGCAGCATGTCGCGCCAGCCAGGACTCATCGCACAGGTCAGGCAGCATATTCATTGCCAGATAATCGATGTACCCGTAAACCGTATGCAGCGCTGCCGCATACACCTTTGCCCGCACGTCTTCATCCATGCGCCGGAGCGTGTCGCTGACGTCCAGCCTGGCGAATAAATCGTTACGGAGCATACTGATATTTTCTGCCAGCGTCGGGCGCTGAAATTCACTGTCCGCCATGCGTTATCGCACTCCACAGATCATCAAAAGAAATCATTACCGGTCCGTCACGACGCCAGAGAGTGATACTGTTACCCAGTTCATTAATCCCGGTGCGGCGGATATCCAGATCAATACGGGACACCACGCCGTCATCAATCATCCATTGCAGGCATTCGCGGATATATCCCCTTACCGTCTGCACCAGCTGATTGGTCAGTTTGCTGCGCTGAAGCAGCCACAGCCGGGAGCCGTAACGGTCGTTCTGTACCGCAGGCCAGGTATCCCCCCACCATCCCATCGGGACGTCGGCATTGTCATCAGGTTCCGCCCGCCGCCAGGTAAACAGGGAAATCACCACGGCGCGGGTCAGCGGATCCAGCGGTGCGCTGGCGCAGGTGCGTTTACCGTTCACCGTCAGCCACAGTTCCATCATGCCTCCATCGCTTTATCAGGTTTGTCGGTGTTACTGCCCTGACCGTTCTCTCTGTGACGATGCCCGTTATAGGCAAGCCGCATCGCTGACATGGTGGTGCCGCCGGAGTCGCACAGGTCTTTCACCTGTCCGGTCACTTCCAGGTCCATTTCAAAACGAGCCTTAGGCGCATTGCGAAACGTGATCGTTTTACCTGCACCGTCCACCACGATCCCCTCCCGGGTCAGCGTCACGGACTGCCCCTGATCGTCATAGACAGCCACCTCACCCGTCTGCAGCCCTTTCAGGCGGTAGCGCCGGTCCGACACCGTAACAACCACCGCATGAGAACGGTCGCCATCCGGAAACAACACCACCGCTTCCGCACCGCTGTTTGCCCTTGCGGTAAAACCGTAGGGTTCAAGATGTTCAACCCCGGCTTTGGGTTCACCGGCAATCAGGGACACATCCACGGTCTGACATTTCGTGGCGGCACTGATGCTTTTCACCACTGCCCGCCCAATCAGGCCGAGAAGTTGTCGCTGCATGGCTTCAATCGTCCTCATCAGAACGGGTCCTCCTGTACTCTGGCTTTTTTCTTTTTCCGCGCGCCGGGGGCTTCGGGTTCAGGCAGATAAGCATCAGGCGGGCCGACACGGATTTCCGTCAGGGTGCCGTTCTGGTCCTGAGTAAACGTGACTTCCGAGACAAGCAGTTCGGTATTGTCGAAACCACAGACCGGATCGAAGACAATCACCCGCTGGTTGGGCTGCCACAGCGTACCGTTACCCTGTCGCCAGCCCTGCACCACATAGGTGGTTTCATCCGTCCGCGCCGCCCGTTGTCGGGCTTCAAAGTCAGCACGCGCAATACAACCTGCCCCCGTGGCCTGCCCTGTCTGCCTGATATACATCGGACGGTAACGGGCAATAAATGCGTCCTCTGTGCGGGCCCGCAGCGCGGTGGTGGTGGCCTCACCGAAATCATCGTCGTTTCCGGCACGCTGCCCCGCCACCTGGTAAACAGAAAACCGCTCCCGGATACTCTTCTCCGTATCGCAGGAAAGGATGTTTTCCCCAAGTACCAGCGCGGTATGTGCCCGCGTTGAGCCAATACCACCAATCACCAGCCTGCCGTGCGGGTCGTCGTAAGCCAGCGCCTGCTGCTGACCGAGTATTTTGTTGATCACCTCAATCACCGTTTCACCGTGATCAGGCTGGACATCAGGAATAACACCCGACGGCGCACCGCTGTTCACCACCTCAATGCCGAAAGGCGCAGCAAGCGCCTGCGCAATCTGTACCAGCGATCGTCCGTTAAACTGTGTCGGTTCGGCTGCACAGTCAATCAGGTCAGCGGTCAGACTGCGTCCGGCAATACCGGTGCTGACCGAACGGGCATCGTAACGAACGGGCGTCGCCTCCACCCAGCCGGTGATCACCAGCTCATCACCAATCAGCACCTCCACTTTTGAACCGTTTTTAATGCGCGGCTGAAGCGTGGTAATACCCTCATCTCCCGGCCACTGGCGGGTGATCTCCACACTGAAATCCCGCGCCAGCCGTTCAATACCGGCACCGATGCGCACCGATGTCCAGCCATTCCACTCCCGGCCATTTACCCGTAGCGTGACATTGTCGTTCATTGCACTGGCACCTTCAGAGGGATCACCGGCACAAAGCCGGGATGCGTAATGGCATTACGCCGGATAATGTCCGCGTCACGCGCCGCGTTATCAAACCAGGTCGCCGCCAGCACCAGCGCGGGTAAAACCTCATCCGGTGTGCGCTGAATGATCCGTGCAGACTGTTCAAGGCGCGTGTTGATATCCGCATTCAGATCTGCTTTCACCCGGCGCAGCGCCAGAAACAGCGCATCGCTGGTTGTACGGGACAACTCCTTATCAATTGCCGTATTCAGTGTGTCGCGAATGTCAGTCAGTTCTTCCCACGTCGGCAGGTCAACCGTGTTTTTCACCGCCGGTGCATTGTTCAGTGCCGGATGCGTGACGGAAGGCCAGCAAGTGCTCTGCGCAGGTGTTGTTGCCTGCCCCACTGCGGCATTCTGCATCACCGCGGAAGTTGTTAGCGCAGGCAATCGGGTGACGGCATACGCCGCTTCGCTGATTGCGGTCGTACGAAGGGTGCTGGCAACCACGTTACGCTGCTGCGTCGCCGTGGCGGTGGTTTTACTGTCCGTTTTCCAGACGCCGCGCGGTTGCAGATCGCTGCCGAGGCTGACACCGGAAAGCGTTTTGATCATGGTGACCAGGTCGCTGGCGTTACCATAAAGGCGTTTCCCGGTACGCCACATTTTCTGCACCTGCTCAACGAAATTTTTGCCTGACGATGGCGGCGGCAGAAGTACCGAGATATCCCCCTGCAACAGCCTGGCGGCATCCGATACGGCAGAATCCACCACTTTCATCGCATCAGAAACATACCCCAGCATTATGCTGGCATTACCGATAACGTCGTTCTGCACGAAATCCGCCACACCATCGATACTGAAACCGCTGAAGCTGTCACTGATGCAGTCATCCAGTGCAGAACAGGATGACATCAGCGTCTGCGCCGTCGCCGCACCTGATGTGGGGTAAGAGAGTTCTCCCGCTTCGACAAACTTCAGGTCAAAGCGGACAATACGCCCTTCACTCTTCGATGTGCTGACCCGAACTTCTCCGTCAACACAGACTTTCAGCTCACCGTATGTCGGATGGACAAGCGTGCCGGGACCGGGTTTATTCAGCGCGTCAATCAGGCGATCGCGCTGGTCAAAGCAGTCATCTCCCACCACATAAGCCGTGATGGACGGGCGAAAAGTGATTTTCCCCAGGTCTTCGGTATAGGGTTTGTCGCGGTTCGGGTATTCATGTGTTTCCACACGGCGACCGGTTCCCGCACTTTCTTCTTCAACCTTAAACGGCACGCCGCGAAATGACGCGTCCTGGAGTCTGTCACGCCAGCCTGAAGACGACGAAAGTAATGAAGGTCGGGTGGGAAATGAGGATAAATCCATAGACTGACCTCAAAAAGGACTGCGTTATCGTGGAAAACGAAAAGGGGAATACCCCACATCGTGCGTGATTTTCATCAGGGGATCGGCTTTGCCCGGTACATCAATTATCTTCATACCTGGCGGAGCATTCTCGAACGTGACTTTCAGCTCGCTGTGCTGTGTCATGGAAGAAGATGGATTCAACAGCGGAACATTGGGTTTGTACTGGCTCAGGCTGGCCTGATACTGCTCGTACTCTTTACGATCAAAAAAAGGCGTCCAGTCTGAAGCCAAAAACAGCCCTTTATTATCCAGCCAGTTAACCGTATCTTCAGGAACAACACTTTCCAGAGTATCTTTAACCGGCTCATACATCAGGGTTCCCAAAAAACCATATACCCCGGCCTTCCCGATAAAGCCGCGGCCTTTCCCCATCAATCCCGTTTCTGCCGATACCTTCCCCAGCGTACGCATCTCTCTGGTCACTGCGGTAATGGATTTGGTAACGTCAGCAACCCATTTGGTTGCCATAAACAGGGCAATCGCTTTCAGAACAGTTTCCCATCCCCCCATCACCTGCGCCGTTTCATCCACCACGTGCCAGACTTTTTTTATGACAGGACCTACGGTTTCCCAGTTATCAATAATGAGGTAAGCGCCACCAACCAGAAGAGCAATCAGCCCCTTAGCAGGCGTCATATTCATCACACCGCCGAGAACTTTCATAATTCTGGACAAAGAGCCTGCAGCGGCTCCCACCGTCAGTAAGGCCAGACCGATTTTAGCAATGGTCTTAACGAGCTCCGGGTTTTCACGGACAAACGTTCTCACTTCCTCAAGGAGCGGTTTTACCGCTTCAAGACCATCATTAACCTCAGGAAGAAACGTTTCCCCCAGCGTGGAAGAAATGGCATCAAGTTGATTTTGCAGAAGTAAAAGCTGGTTTTCCGTCGTCGCTGCCCTCGAAGCATATTCCTTCTGCATCGAACTGCCATACTGCTGGGAATCCGCAACCCGCCTGAAGTTGGTACGCAACAAATCAAGGTTAGTCAGCAGAGGTGCTATCGCGCCCAGAGACTCTTTCCCGAACAGGGCATTCAGCACAGCTGCCTGTTTTTCTTTAGGCACTTTAGCCATCGCATCCAGTACAGACAGCATGGTGCCCCGGGCATCTTTCTGCATATCAGCAGCTAATTTCTTCGGATTGATCCGCAGAAAACGCAATGCCTGTTTCTGCGATTTTGTCGCAGAATTTCCCGCGGTCAGGGAAAGCATGAAGTTCTTGATCCCTGTGGCGGCAATTTCTGACTCCACGCCCATCCCGGCAATGGTTGCCCCCATTGCCGCGATTTCGCCGGAAGCCACACCTGCAACACCACCTAAAGGACCAATACGCGTAACAATATCGGAGATTTTCTTCGCGTTCGCCGGGCCGGTATTACCAAGGTAGTTGATTTTGTCAGCCAGCCCGGCCACTTCATCCTGCGTCATATTAAACGCAGTACGCCACTGGGCCATCATCTGCCCGGACTCTTCAGCCGTGGTATCAAAGGCCACGCCCATCTTCACCGCATCAGTGGCAAACTGCATCAGTTCATCACGTGCAATCCCGGCCTGACCGCCAGCCGCCACAATTTCCGCGATCCCGTCTGCAGACATGGGAAGCTCAGTAGACAAAGCGCGTACCTGCTCCGTCATGGCCTTAAACGCATCCGGCGTATCCAGACCGTCCACCACTTTGCGGACATCAGCCATCTTCGATTCAAGGGTGATGGCTGATTTTACAGGGAGTGCCAGTGCCCCCATTATTGCAGTACCCGCCCCGGCAGCGCCCAGAGCAAGGCTGGAGACTTCTTTCTGAAATCCCTTAAGCTGACGCTGCATACCTTTAAGCGGGCCGGACAGCCTGTCAACAGCGGTGATGATGGCTTTCAGCTGAAAATTATCAGCCATGCTTCATCTCCTCATTTATACGGACAGCCTCTGCCTCCAGATCAGCAAAGTGGGAAATAGCCGTCCGGCGAAGTTCAAGGGGGTTTAATTTCCAGAACCACGCGACATTGTAGAATCGCTTCCGGAGCTCTCTTCCGTCTCCAAGCCGGTAAAAAAACGCATTACAATCATGCCTGCCTTGAAAATATCCAGCTTCGTCATCTGCGCTGCAGACGAGCGCGGGATCCCGGCCAGAAGCGGGATATATTTCAGCGCCACCTGACTGTCCATTTTCATACCACCATCAGGCGAAACAGAGAAAGGGAACCCCAGCGCCTCAATCTCGTCATACGTAGGCTCACGTATTTCCAGCACATGCAGTGTTTCTTTGTGGGCGATGATCGGTTTTTTAAGTACAAGCTCAATCACTGGTAATCCCCTTCTTCACCGTGGAACTCAAGATCAACCGTGCCTTCTTCGGCATTATGGTTCGCTTCGCCGTGCAGCCAGGCAGACGACAATACATAGACCTGACCGTTCGCCAGCTCGGCAGTGATGGTCATCTCATCAGACGAGGTGATTTTGTTCACCGGAAAATTCTTCGGCACCTTGAAAGTCCCTTTGACATAAGGCGCACGGTGAGTTTCCTTGCGGTCCACTGAACCGTCCAGGCCGATGATGTCATCATTGACCGTCCTGTTCATGGGCACCTCAATGCCGCCGGTCAGCGATAGCTGTTGACCGTCAATTTTGAAATAACAGGTTCCCCCGATACGGGCCATTATGCAGACTCCTCTGAATACTGAAGACGGAACTGGTTAACCACGGCAAAGACACGCAACTGGTTAACATAGTCAGGCGGGAACAGCGTGTTCAGGCGGTTCGGATCGCTGGTATCACGCTCCACAACCAGGTACTGCTTAAACAGTTCGTAGTTTTCCACGATCCCCGCACGCTCAAGCTGACGGTAGGTTGCCAGCAGTTCCCCTTTGATCACCGCCGGGGTGACAATCGCCTGACCGGGACCAAAGCGGGTACCGTCGCTGGCAAGCTTGTGACGCCCGTACTTACTGGTAATGACGGATTTCAGTTTGCGCAGTACATACGCACTGGTATGCAGCGTCTCGCTGTCGAGGTAGCTGTTATCCGCAACCCCGTAAGCATTTTTCCTGTACGTGGTGACATCACGCTGAATGCGCAGCACCCCGCTTTCGACATACGCCGTTGCCACGCCATGAGACAGCAGGGTCTGCTGCTCGGTCATCGTGAACCGTTTCCCCTTCGGCGCAGGCAGCATACCCACCAGCTCACCGGTCTGCGTGGGACGTGCCGGATCGTTGCGGATAAACACCGCTGCGCGGGCGGTACGGCTTGCCGCCAGCTCGTCGGCAGGTGTCTGGGTTTCTTTTTCGTACCCCGCCAGGGTAATGTGCTGCTGGTTAAACTGGTCACCTGCGGTCACCAGTTCTGACAGCGTGCCGGTCTTTGCCGTATACACATGACCATACAGCTGACGCGCATAGCTCCAGCGACCGCTGGTATCGTTCATCTCGGTCACCAGCGTGTTAACGGAGGCCGTGTCGTTGAACGGCAGACCGATATAATCAAACGGCTCATCCGCCATTGCAGCCACCGCACCGGTGAGAACAGGAGCGCCCGCTCCGGCGGTACCCGTCGCCACAGCAATCTGTACGCCCGCTGGCAGCACTTCGCCCCCACCAAAGCCGTAGTAATTGAGGCTGACAGGAATTTCATTCCCGCAAAGCCCCTTATGACGCGCGGTCAGCGTGACCACGCCTGCCGAAGATGAGGCCGTAAACGGCAGGGCCGGAACGGCATTGATGGCATCCTGGATACTGCTGGCAATCGTCGCGACGTTATCGCCGTTGGTCACCGGTGCCTGCACGCGGGTACGTCCCACATAAACATTCACCGTGCCGGTTTCGGTTGCCGCCCCGGTCACCGTCAGCGTAACCGTTGCCGCCGCGCCTGTGGCTTCCGGAACGGCAATCACATACAGCTCGCCAAACGGGTCGGTCTGGCGATAAGCCTCGACCATACGCGCCAGCTGACTTCCCGCACCACAAATCTGGCGTGCATAGTCTGCCGACGGCATCAGCACCAGACTGTTGGCAACAATCTCTGCACCGTTATTGGCGTGACCAATCAGCAACGATGCCCCGCTGTCCTGTGCAGTATTCGCCGCCGAGTTATCCATTTCCGCATAAAACAGCGGAACCAGCGTATTCGACGGAATGGTGTTAAAGCTTATCGTCATCGGTGTTCACCTTTTTATTAACGCGCCGGATATCACCCGCTGCTTCACGGCGCAGCCAGTAGTTGTTCTCGTCAACATTTCGCCCTTCGGTGGGCAAAAGGTCACCGCGGGCAGGGTCAGGCACTGACCGCCCTTTAACAGGTTTCACAAACATGAAGATTCTCAGGAAGGAAGGGTTATTTCGGTGTGATGTTCGATATCGCCGTCAGGCCCGTTACCGGGATCGAGATAATCAACATCAATCGCCAGCGTTCGCAGTTCATCCAGACTGTTCAGCTCATCCTGCTGGCGGGTATCGTCTTCGGTCAGCTCGCTGATGACCGAAAAATCGAACTGATAAATCAGCTCATGACGATTCAGATCCAGCAGCGTGCCGCCGTCATAGGTAATCGGGTTACCGCACGCTTCCGGGTTCCAGCCCAGCAGGGCCTTAAAGAGCATCTGCCGGACATCGTCCACCACATCATACGAAGCAAACTGACCGCGCTCATCACGCCCGTTACTCAGTATGACAACCACGGAGAAGCCCTCTTTCAGCTCCTGCCAGTAGTCGGTCTGGCTTTTGTTTTCTCCCGGAGAGTCATCCCCCGGTACCACATATGCCGCCGGGAGTTTCAGCTTTCCGACCTCCGGCAGATTTTTGAACTGGGCCGCGCCTGCAACCCGGTTTTCAAAATACGGACAGCGGGCACGCAGTGCAGCAATAACAGGCGTCAGTTTCATGTTTTTTTCCTTCTTACAGGACGTAATGACCGCTGTAACTCACGGGACAGTAACTTTTGTGTCCAGTAACGACGCTGGTCGATGACATCAGCCATAAAGTTATTACGTGGTGCCAGCCGCCAGCGGGATGAATGCTGCTTTTTCTGGCGCTTATCCTTTTTGCTCATCCCGTATGCGGCATGACGCACACCGTAATACAGAAACGCCGGATAATACGCAGAACCTTCAGGAAAACGCCGGTTACCCTGCCCGTTTTTCTGGTTAGGGGAAATCCTGACCATCAGGCCAGAACGACGGGAGCTTTTACGGGGGACGTAATAACCTATAGAACGCGCAAGTCGTCCGGTCTGATAGCCGGGGTTTTCACCTGGAGCAGACCGACCACGTCGCATCACCAGCCGCCGGGCATCACGCATATAGACACGCCCGATTTGAACAAATGCCCTTCGGAGCCTGGCACGATTAAACTCCATCTCCTCCGGTTGTTTGAAATCAACGTGTAAAAATGCTGTCTGCTCCACTGCGTCCTCCCATTTGTTCTTCGGCACCCAGTTCCGTACACTCCAGCAGCAGAAAGCGCCGCGCCCCGTTCAGATCACGCTGACGTTTCACCCGGTACACACTGTCATCACAGACCACCTCATAATCAACAGTGATCCCCCGGCGGTAGCGAATGGTGATGTAATGGGTGATGGCGTCTCCGATCTGCGCGGTTTCCTGCCAGGTGGTGGCACTGGTCTGGATAACCTTCGCCCATGCCCGGAACGCAACCGGGTATTGAGGCTCCACGCCAAAGTTATCCGCGGGCATATCCACCCGCTGGCGGATCAGGACGCGTTTATTCAGCTCGCCTGGGTCAGGCAGAATGTAGGTTGCGCTGGTCTGCGCCTGACGAATTTTCATAGTGGTATAAGGCGATAAGGAGCAACCAACCAGTTAAAGCTCATTGGCAACTCCATTTTCTCAACGTCTGTAACCGTTGAGCGGTTTTCGTAGAAATGGCTGACAAGTAGCAGGAGCGCCAGCTTCACATCATCAGATATCACAAGCCCATCAGGATCATCCGCAGGCCTGTCATCTGCGGTTGCATACAACGTACGGTTAAGGAAGTTTTCCGTCCGACTCTGAGCGGCCTTCCCAAGCAGTTCAAGCAACTCATCTTCATCAGAGAAATCATCATCCAGACGAAGCTGAAGCTTAATCTCTTCCATTTTTAACAGCATAAAACCTCCTGTGCCCGCCAGAACGCGGGCACAAAAAAACCGCATTACGCGGCGTGCTGTATTACGTAAAAAGACTAATCAACCACCAACGCTACCTTTCCCCACCAGCGCTTTAATGGCAGAGGTGTCTTCCAGGATACAGTCAAAACGATGGAAGGCCAGAAAACCGGTCTGATCATATTCTGCGTAACGCTCAACCAGACGTTTAAGAATCATGTATCGCACACGACGGATAATGAAGCGATCAAAGTCACCACAGAACATGAATTTTTTACCCGCCCCGATATCATCAATTTCCTGATCAATGACATACGGTACATTCAACACTGAAGCAGGTGCCACACCAACAATATCCGGCAACCATAAAGGGCGTCCCTGACCATCTTCCATCTCACTGATCAGTTTCAGCGTATTATCGTTAAACGCCAGGCGGAATTTCGGTCCGCGACGATATGCAGGATCAATGCTGTGTTTCAGAGCCAGAATTTCCTGCCACTTCACCGCATTTGCCACGGCAGTCTGTGTTGTGCCGGTCACTGATGCTGCCAGCCCTTTGGGTTGTTTAGGCGTACCAGCCCCCGTCCCCTGAATCAGATAACGGGCTTCACCACGACCAATACGTTCAGCAATGCGACGGGCAAGATAAGCTTCCATATCGATCGCGCTGTCCTGCAGCAACTCATTAGACACACGAATGATTTTCGATGTCATTTTGAGCGCCCCAAGACTTCCCATACCGAAATCGGTGTCTTCTTCACCGGCTTCTTCATTTTCGCCCAGCAGAACACCAACTTCGGATGTACCATCAGCTGTTGCCCACTCCATGGTGCGACCGTCAGAAGTGGTCAGAATCTGCGCCACACTGGCGATGCCACCGTAGGATTTCATCTTCTCAACAACTTTCGCCAGGAATGTTTCTGGTACGGTATATCCGCCCTTTTCATCCTGAGCTACACCCTGGGCACGAAGTTCACGCAACGCCTTTCGCTCTTCTGATGTCAGCTCACTGGCACCGTGACGCATCCACTTATCAAAAACCTGAGCTCGTTTCTCATCCTGTTGCGAATTGTTTTCCGGATCAAGATTCTGACGCTGCTCTTCCTCATTGCTTTCAATGTACGCCTGATCCTGACGACGCAGTTCTTCTTCGCGTGCAATTCGTTCATCAAGCGCTTCCAGTTCGGATTTTGCTTTGTTCCACTCAGTGCGCTGCTCTTCCGTCCATGCGTTATCACCAATTTTTTCATTCAGGGCGCGCATGTCAGTTGCGATAGTATTACGTTTCTGTTTCAGTTCATGCAGTTTCATGATGTTTCCTTTACGCGTTAAGAAGGGTCAGGACGCGTTCACGCGCCATACGTTGATTAATGGCTTTCTGTAGCGCGCCGCTGTTGCGCGCCTCCTGCCATGCTTTCATGGAGCGAACAGCCGAGTCAGCCTCCTGATAGGCAGGATATGTCACAGGACTGACATCCAGCAGACGGGAAAAGCGGGTTATCTCGCGAATAACAACCCCGTCCTCATCCTGATACCACTCCTCACCGTCACGGGCGACACGGAAAGCGAAAGATGACTGGTTAATATCTCCACGTTGCATCGGGGCCAGCACCAGATCACGAATGGTCTGTGTCTCCGGAGCCTGGATGTCATAGCGTAATCCGCGCTCATCAACTGAAAGATTCAGCGTGCCTGCTGCACTACGCCCAAGAATAAAATTAGGATCGTGGTTAAACAGTGCGCGTACATCATCACCAAGCACATTGTCAAAAGCGCCGGGCCGGATGATTTCGCGGAATGAACCGAATATCAGCTCAGAACGACAGTCAAACACCGATCCATAACCGATAATGTGCGCCGGGTTATCGTCATGCCGCTCAGCACGCACCTCACCGCTGTAACAACGGATTTCACGGTCATTCATTGGTTTTTCCCTCATCGTTTTTTGGGGGCTTAAAATCTCCTGCCGGGTTAGCAGCATTCACGCTTACCAGCATCTCGTCCAGCCCTTCAACCGGATTCATATCCTCAAATGCGCGGGCCTCATTACGGCTCATCCATCCATCGGTAATAGCGAAGTGATAGAATTGCGCGCGCTCCTGCGGAGTTCCGCGTAAAAGCCCCGTCAGATTGAACCTGACGTAATACCCGGCGGCTAACTCAGCGCGGGTAAACAAGCGACGGTTAAGCTCCTGCTCCCAGTTCGTCACCCACGGCATCATCGTGTAGCGGACAAACTGAATCGCCTGCGCAGAAATATTGGAGAAGGTGGCTTTTTCGAGGTCATTAATCATGTGCGCAGGAATATTGAAAATACCGGCGATCATTGAACGGTTCAGCTTCATCATGTCAATGATCTGAGCGTCAACTGGCGACACAGTCAGTGCCTTGTAATCCAGATCGGCTGGCAGCAGCATGGTTTTGTTTTCCTGGCGGCGTAACGCCTGCGATGCCTTCTGCCACTGATCTTTAAGCCAGCCCCAGCTTTCCTTATTGAGTCCGCTTTTAACGGATACTATCCCCGCCGGACGGGCATTACCGCTGAAGAAGCTTTCTGTGTATTTCTGACCGCTCATCCCCATGCCTATTGTTTCGGCATGTTGCATAATCGGACTCAGCCCCATCTTCTGATTATTACCCAGCGCTCGGATGTGGATCATATCGTCGGGGCTGATCGCAAACGCCCCATATTCGTTGTACAAACCGTAGGTGTATCGGCCACCAGTATTCATAAGCGTCGTTTCCCACGGCATACAGCAATCCAGGGATATGACTTCACCGCGACGATTACGTTTCACCCAGGTATACCCATTCCCCCAGCCAAGGATGTGACGTTGCTTCAGTTCGCGCCATTTGTAACTGGTTTGCCAGGTATTGGGCTCATCATGAACCAGATAAAACGCCGGATGATCGCGTGCGGGCTCAACCTTCCCATTGTGCCTGCGCATAACATGCAATGGCATCTGGGCAAGGCTGGAAGACAGGACATAGATACAGGAATACACCGCAGCCAGTTTCATCGCAGTCTCAGGACTGACATAAACGTCTGCCCGGAACAGCCCATCAGTATCAACGGCATCCCCGGTTATCGGGGTGGAAGGATTCTCCAGTGATTTACTTCTGAACAGAGCATCAAGCAGCACGCGTCCCCCTTCTGACCATAGCCAGTGCGCCCACCAGCAGTAAAGCACCGGACAAAATCAGAGCCGGAGCCATACCAAACTGCAGGTAAACCCCGCACGTAAGCAGGCCAAAACCAGCCAGCCCGATAACATCAGCAATTAGTGATTTCATAGAATTAAGAGATCATCGTCCGGATCAAGAGATGAGAGGAAATCGTCAGGTTCTTTGAGCATTGCCCGACCGATCGTCATAATCAGTGCAACCGCACCATCGATTTTGTTTTCCGCCTGCTCCTTGACGGGCTTCACTAAATCATCGTTACCTGGCATGTTTTTGCCGACCACATTGCCGATACACCAGGTCATGATGGGATTGCCGTCATGATGAAAGCGTCCCGATTCAATCGCTGCTTCCAGCTCTTTCATCGGATCGGACATATTGGCGAAGTTCTGGACGATAGTGACGGGATTCAGATCTTCATCAGCAAGGTCATGTGACAGCCCGGTCGCCCCGAAGGGGTCGATGGGTGACTCACTGACCGGGCTGATTTTGTTCGCCGCTTTGGCCTCTTCGAGGATGTAGCGATAATCCACCTCTGCACCATCGGTAACGGTCAGGACGCCCATTTCCACCCATTTCTGAAAGCGTTCGGCTGTCCGTCTATCTTCATTTTTCTCGACGCTGTACACCGTGTCATACGGTACCCAGAAGCGCGGGGCCACACTGTAGTAATGCGTTTTACCGTCAATCTCGCGGGTATAAAGTCGCGCCATGCTGTTCATATCCAGCTTACGCGCCAGGTCAAAGGCCAGAATGCACGGCTGCCCCTCGAACTGCTCAAGGGTCAGTGATTTATCCTCGCAGCTCTGCCAGCTCACCAGGTTGAAATACGCCGAACGTGCCGACACCCAGATATTGAGGTGTTTTGTTTTAAAGACGTTTGCCAGACGGGCGTTATTTTTCGCACGCTGCTGCTGACTTAACAAAAATTCGCGATAAACCGACACGCCAATATTTGGATTGGCTTTTTCCAGCACCTGCGGGTCGGTCCAGTCGTCACCTTCATCAACGGTATAGATGATCCCGAACAGTTCATCGTTAGGCACCGAGCCGTTGAGCATCTCGATGACTTCCCGCCGCTTGTCGTAGCACGGCCCCTCAATGTTGTACCCGGCGGTGGTGATGGCCCACATCAGTGGCTGACGTCGCGCCCCCATCCCGGTAAGCATTGTGGTATAAAGCGCATCGGTGGCATGCTCGTGATATTCATCAACCACGGCACAGTGGGGTGATGAACCATCACCGGGGTTGCCGATCAGCGGTTCAAACCGCGCGCCATCCTCCGGACGGTTCATGTTTGAGGCGTTAACCTCAATCCCGAACGCTTCCGTCAGCATGGGTGTGCGTTTACACATCAGTCGCGCCGGGCGAAAGACTTCCCACGCCTGTTTCTCTGTCGTGGCACCGGAATACACTTCCGCGCCAAACTCGTTATCACAGGCAAAACAATACAGGGCAACACCGGCAGAGATTGCTGATTTGCCGTTCTTACGGGGGATTTCGGTATACACCTCCCGGAAGCGGCGCAACCGGGTGCCTTTATTGACCCAGCCAAACGCACAGCAGATCACAAATAGCTGCCACGGCTCCAGCGTGATGGGCATCCGTTTGAATGCCCACTCACCCTTGGTGTGCGGCAACAGCTGAATAAATTTCGCGGCCCGTTCAGCCAGGTCCTTGTCGAAGCGGTAACGAAACGACTTACTTTTTTCCGCCATCAGGTCATCAAGATGGCGCTGGCAGGCCTGAATCACAAACTGGCAGGCAACAATCTTTCCGCGCACGACATCCCGGGCATACTGATTGGCAGCATTTACGTTGGGGTAAGATTTCCGGCTCATGACTCGATGATTTTCAGAAACGGGTTAGTGGCTTTCTTCTGCCCCGCCAGGCCAATCAGACGCTGGCGGCTGCTGGGGTCGAGTCCGAGCATTGCCCCAGTGCTGCTCATCTCGGACTCCTGTTCTTTCTTGGCGGTCAGCTCCGGATTTTTGACCATACCGCCCATTGCACCGGTAATGGTGTTGCCCTGGCTGGCAATATTTTTCACGGCACGTCGCCAGAACTCATAGGCCACGCACCACCGCTCAAGCACCGCGAGGTCAGTCACGCACAGCAGGCCCTGACCGCAGAGTTCTTTGGTTGTCAGTTGCCACATGATCGTGGCGAGAGGGAGATCTTCTTCAGCGAACCACTCCGGTGGCTCAACACCTTTGATGGGCGTAAAAACAGGTTCATCTTTATTCAGGGCTCGCTTGCCGGGGTTTCCGGCCAGCGCCTTGCGCGCCGTTGGCTTGGGGCGACGCCCGGAACGCCCCGCCGTTCCAGCCATATGCGGCACTCCTGGTTAAATTTCATTTTTCGCGGGTATAAAAAAACGATGGGGCGGGCAGTCCCGGACAGCCTGGGTTGCAGGGATTTGACCCGCCCCTCCCCTCAGGCAGTTGAGAATTATTATCACTTCAACCGTTCACGGGCCGTCTTCGCCTTATGACACGGCCAGCACAGACTCTGCAGATTACTGTCAGCATCAGTGCCGCCATGCGCTTTAGGGATGATGTGGTCAACAGTTTTCGCCTCACGCACCACACCAGCACGCAGACATAACTGACACAGGCCTTTGTCACGCTTCAGAACACGCGCGCGGATACTGTCCCACTTCGAACCGTAGCCGCGCTGATGACGGGATTGTCCAGGTTTGTATTGCTTCCAGCCTTCGCTTTTGTGGCTTTCGCAGTAGCCTGAAGGGTCAGTAGTGGTATGGCGGCAGCCGCGAACACGGCAGGCTTTCGGGGTTCGTGGCGGCATTAATGCTTCCCTTTAAGTTATTACGATGGAACAGACCATAGAAATGGCAATAAAAAACCGCCCGGAGGCGGTTCAATTATCATCTCGATAAACTAAATCAGATCACCAATGTATTTTGCACTAATTGAAATTTGCATCTGAGGCATTCCGACCACAGATCCATTTAACAGGTAATCACGTCCTCGTTCCTGCAAAGAAAGACTCAATTCAAAGTTCTTTACCCCAGGGAAAACCGAGGTGACATTTAAATCATGCTGCGATACGCGCAGAATAAGTTGGCTACCGTCAATTTTTCCCTGATACGTAAAACCAAAATCTCCGCCGTTTACTGCATTGTTTTTGACAACTACGGTACCATTACCAAAATCACGTTGATTGCTTCTGAAAACAACAAAATAGATACCATCTTTCATGTGTAAAGCCCTTTAAAAGAGTCACCAAAATCAGGTGCTTTGTATCTATTGGGCCATCACATATCAAATCAAGGAACAAAACAAAGTTAACATCATTTTTTTTGCATGATGTGACCACGCTCAACTTCAATCCTTCTGATGTCAGCTTTATCGGTATTACACTGCGCCAATGCAGACAACAAGGCGACATTCAGATCTAAGCTCGAGCCCCACGTAAAATGATCAGGTAAATCAGGCTGAGGGGTTTCAGCCGTCAGGCTGGCTGGTAACGGAACTACCGGAACCTGGACGTAAACTGTTCGCGTACTTCCGCAACCGGTCAGCAGCGGCAGCAGGCACAGGACGTGAAGCACAATCATCATCCGCAACAGCCACTTTGATATCTTCCTGGGTTCTCTGTGACTCCAGTGCGATCTGCTGTTTTGCATGTTGATTCGCCTCCTGAATGATGTTCGTTATTGCCATAGTACGCAGAACATTCGCGGTGATAGCCTCAGTAGAATCAGCTCGCTGTTCCGCAGCATCAGCACGCTTCTGCTCCTCCAGAAACTTTCCATGATAGTGATTCGCTGACCAGACAAGACCACCAGCGACACAAGCAATAAACGTTAAAATGAGCGCCCAATAACTCATCTTCATACCAGCAGCGCCGCCCGCGCCTTGTTGTATCGGACCTTACGATCCTCAATACCGTTCAAACCGCCGTTAATGATGCGCGTAACACGGTTAATATCGGCACCGTAGATCATGCAACCTTTCGAGGTGTAGAACCATGCAGCTGAGCGCGCAGCCTGTAGTTCCTGTTCCAGTTGTTCAGGTGAAGTCACCAGATCTAACTTCAGCGCCGCGCCACAGATGCGATAATTATGGAGGCCAGTGATTTGAATTAATCCTCTACCACGATATTTCCAGCCATCACCTGGTGCTTTGTTACCCAGTCGGTTGCTATACACCAGATTGGCAATAGCATCCTGACGAGCTGCATGTCCGGATGTTCTGCCAAGGGCATCAGCCTGCTGCTGTGTGATCCTCTTTCCGAACGTCGCCACCAGCGCAGATGGTGTGTAGTTAAAATTTTCAACTACGGCGCTAAACCCCATCGACTCATGGCCTACCTGAGCGATAAACATTGCCTGATCCGCTGGTGCTGTAATGCCGAATTCCTTCATCGCCGCATCAATGTGCGGAAACCAGCGCGCAGCCAGCCCGGCGCTAATACCAGCCGCCTTTTGAAATAATTGTTGGTTCATTAGTGCCTCAGATGATCAACCAGACGTGCAACGTTGCCTCTGACGGCCACCAGCACGGAAAGAAAAATAGTGTTCGCCACGATAATGGGCCATGAGGAATGGGGATAAATCCCACAGAGATAGGCCAACGGAACAGCACTGTATGTAACAGTAATCAGCCAGGCTAAACGTGAAACCCAAGGACGATGCCGCGAATCACCACGACGATAAAACATCAGAGTAATAACAACACAAGCACATAACAGCGCATTTATAGTTGCTGTCGGGTCATTTAGCTCCACCTGAACCTCCCCGGCGCGTTATGAGCGCCACCAGCGAGCCGATATCCTGATTATTCAGGAACGTCAGGATTTTAACGGCTAAAGCAGAGACGATTACGGCACCAATAGCATCCAGAGGTTTATCACTGTATCCGGTCAAGTTCGCCAGCTTGGAGCCAACCAACCCAGAGCAAAGAATCCCGGCAATATATGACACGATAAAATATGCCAGTCGGCGCGATGCACTCAGATCTGCTGCTGTTGCTATGTAGAATACAGCCCCTGCAAATGCGCCAAATACAACGCCGTAATCAGTTCCGGTCAGCAGTCCATAAACACTGGCACCCGTCAGGGCACCACCAGCCAGCCCAGTACCGGAAATCGGATCGGACATTTAGCCCCCTCTTAATTGCTGTTGGCCCTCTCAGATATGAGGGGAAGGGATCTTAATGACAGTCTGTTTATTATTTCAGTCAAATACTACCCTGTTGATGATTTCTCAGAAGCGAACTTGACTCCCAGGGGAAACTCAACTTTCCGTTAAAACCACCAGCAGACATTCGTTCAATTTCCACAGAAATATCACTGAGCCGTTCTTCAAGCTCTGCTTTTTCTTTTACCAGACGGTTATAGCGGCTTAGATGAAGCTTTTGCTGCTCCAGCCAGTCTTCAAGCTGTTCAACAGTCATACCAGGGTTAAAAAAATATGGCTGCTGCTTTTCGCCCTGCATTATTGACCTCCAGAAAAGCAAAAACCCCGCCGAAGCGAGGTTTGTTATGATTTCGTTAACGGCAGACATACAAAGCCCATCGTTAGGAGAATCCTAACCATATTTTTTGAAAAATGCAAGCATCATGTCGCCATCTTCGGCGAAAATCATTTATCTTGTCACTTTTCTCAATTGTGTCTCTGCATATGCTTCTTCCTGCCAGCACTTTGTAACCAGTTTATCAATGACATCTGCATATCCTTTGTACCACTGATAATCCGTCAGGTCCGGTACCAGCTTCTGGACATGATGCCGCGCCAGTGTGGTTGGTAAACGGCTAAACCGGTTTCCATTGCAACGCCCACAAATCTTATAAACAGGCGCACCATGAAGCCGGGTTCTTTTTTCATCCAGTACAATACCTTTCCCCTTACACCCTCTACACGCTGTGCTGACTTCTCCCTTACCATGACAATGCTGACATAGTTCCTTCACCCACTCTTCCTTGATAACAGATTCCCCGCTTCTGGAGTGTTTCACCACTTCGCGCAATACATTATGAAATCCAGTACCAGCACAATGCTCACAGCGAGCCTTACTTGCCGCAGACCTGGAATAATCAGCAAAGGCAAAATTCACAAGGTAAGGGATGATCTGTAACCGGGTTTCTTCACTCAATTTGTTCAATGTCGGGTTATCCAGTGCCATCGCGTAATTGAGCAGACCTTCAATCGCAAACTGAGGATCCTGAACACCAACTTTTGCCAGGAATAAGGCAAACCCAAGCGGTGCTTTCGACTGCACCATCCCCTGCGCAGCCATCACATCCGTAATTGTTAAACCACCAGAGCCTGTCGCCGGTGCGTCATCGCTCAGTTTTGGAGATTTCGGGGAGTAATATTTCGGTAAGGCTTCAAGGTTCATGCTCGTTCTCCACTTACGCCAGTACGCCTATTGCCAGCGCACGATCGATAAAACGAAATATCAGCTCCAGCTGGGAACCATACTTCTCTTCAAATGCCACGGTATCCGCATGCAGCTCGTCGTGATGCTTTCTGCACAAAGGCAACACAAAGAGGTCATGCGCTTTTGTTCCCATTCCACCCTGACCGTGACCTATCAGGTGGTGGGGATCATCAGCGGGCTTTCCACAACATGCACACGGCTGTGTCTTAACCCAGCGCGTGTACTTTTCATTAACCCAGCGGCGACGTTTTGGGCGTAACATAAAAGACTCCGGCGACTCCGGATCCACTTTCAGCGCCAGCACCTTTTTCGCCTTATCCTGGATGATGCTGGTGGCAGGAACCGAAGGCACAAGGTCACTTTCCCGGGTAACAGACGGCACAACAGGCTTCGGTAATCTCAGTGCCTTACGGGCTGCACTTTCCGGTAAGGCATCCGCCAGATCATTACGAATCAGCCACCAGCACAGTTCCGGCATTGTCACAACGTGACTGTCATCAAAACCGAGATCCCGACGCACAACAGACAACACCCAGCGGGCACAGTTATCCGTTGCCATTGATTCCAGCCGTTCCGTGAACTGATCGCGCAGCTGGTTATCGCAGTGCCAGCACAGACGGATTGCACCCGGCGCGTGTCGCATTGTGGTCATGTTCTCGCTGTGCCAGTCGGAATGAGGCCACTGACAGCCTTTTTCACGAAGTAACCAGCTTTCAAGACATTCCACGCCACCAGCACGACGGATCACTGCCTCATTGCGGAACACGGCCCGAACGGCAGGATCATCCGCCAGCGGTTGTGATGCCGCCGGAACGGCACCACTGGCGAAAGATGAATAACGCTCCGGCTCAGGCTCCAGCAGGACACGCCCCTGCATAAACAGGGGCATCAGCTCTGAACCTGGCCTGAACAATACGATCCCCATACGCGGGGCAATTTCAGGGGTCAGTAGTGCTCTCACGGTCACCTCAATGAACGGTATCGAGCAGCTTTAACAGCTCAGGGAATCGGGATTCGAAGAAATGCGGCTGCGTCTCGCGCGGATTTGCGGGACTGGTGATGTTCTTGCCGAACATGCAACCTTTCGCTGTCAGCGACCAGAATTTTTTGATGTTGTTAATCGCGGTACGGCTGTATCGTTCGCGCTGCTCGACGATCCCCAGTTTCACCATCTGGTGATATGCCTGATTAGCCGTCAGGCGTATACCATACTGTTTCAGCAGTGCACTCAGTGACAGTGTCGGGCGACTTGAGCCATCGTGTGCATCAGCAGGAGCATCAATGGCATAGCGCGGTGCCAGATTCGGTAAGCCAACAGCCTCCTGGAGTTTCTGACAGGCACCAAGCACTGAAGAGTTAGACAGGTTTAACTCCCGGCGCATAAAGTCCAGCAGGATCACGCCAGCCTGCATCTTGTCAGCAGCCTGTCCGGATAATTTTTCCGGTGCGCTGGTTACCATATCGAAAGTACGGATCACCTTCAGATGGAATGACGGGCTGATCCACATTGCATAGGCATACACCAGTTCCTTGCAGACATACGTTCCCCGTTCATTTCCCCCATGAATCACACTCACCGGGTCAACACCCAAATTCTGGGTGTTGGTCAATTCATGAACAAGCTCAACAGTTTGTTGGCTGGAAAGAAACTTTCCCGGCTCCTTGGTTCTGGCATTTGCACCAGATGCTACTGCTGCGCGATGCAGATCGTTCAGGCTGTAACGCCCATAAGCATCACGACGAACTTCAATACCATCAATGACCATCAGATTATTCATACTTCGTTTCTCCTCTTAATCAGGCAGCTGCACCCGCCGTTTTCTCGTACTTACTGATAGTGATCTCGACCTTCCCTTCCGGGATAACCGATCCCCACTCCACCAGCATTCTTTTCACCTGACTGTCGTCTTCCCACACACCCGCGTGGGTCAGGGCGTCAAACAGCGCCTTGTTATAGTTGTCCAGATCGCGGATCCGGTTATCCGGAGGAAACAACACGATCTCCACTGAAGCAGGTGCCGACGTTGGTTTCGGCAGACGACGTAACTGCTCAACTATTGCTGCGCACGCCGCGCTCTGGAATTTTCGCCCCGCCGCGCTTATCAGGCTCTTACCAGCAAACGCCCCTTTGTTGGGGTGTCGCCAGTACGTGTTCACGCTGGGCGGAAAAGGCAGGATCAGCTTCATACTTTCAGGTCCCTCTCATGTAACCAGTGGGTTGCACGCAGCCTTGCGTTTTCCTCACCGGCAAGCAGTGCGCGGATAATCCCGACCGCCTCGCTGTCGTCGTCCTTCACCGCGGTATGAAGCGTTATCCCCCGGGCCACGCCACGCTTTATCGTGATGACGCCTTTTTTCTCCAGTGCGCGAAGATGCTCCACCGCTGCATTCACCGAACGGTATCCCAGCATGGTTGCCACCTCCTGATTGGTTGGCGGGAAGCCACGTTCTTTCTGATAAGAAATCAGCATATCCAGCACCTGCTGCTGGCATTGAGTTAACGTCGTCATGCCGCCATCTCCCTGACCAGTTTTTCTGCCTGCTGGCGAACCTGCGCCAGAAACGCCTCACCACATGCCTCAAGTTCATCGCGCCCGATGTAGCTGATTGCCGGTCCCTTCCAGGTCTTGTCGAAAACAGCAATAGCACCAGCGAAGAAAGCGCCTGTCGGCACCTGCTTCTCGTCCTTCGGGATAAACCAGGCAGGCAGTTCAAAACCAATACGCCCGCGAATAAAAGCAATATGATCTGCATCTTCCGGCCACCACACTTCGCTGGTGGCAGCTTTGATCAGGAAAACATAGCGTCCGCCCTTATCACGCATGGCACTGGCATGCTTCATGATGTAACGCATGCCGGTGATGTATTGCCCTTCATGCTGACTGGCGCGGCTGTATGGGGGATTACCAAAGGCAGCCCCTTTAAGCTCCGCAAGACGTTCTGACCAGTCATGCGCCAGCGCGTTGTCTTCCGCAGTGTAATAAGCGGCACATTTGGCGTTATCACCATCAGTGAACAGATCCAGAACAAACGGGCCAAACAGGGTGTTAATTCCCCAGAAAATGTTATCCGGCGTGCGCCACTGATCGCCCACTTCCTTCAGTTCATGGGCTGGTTTGTTCCGCAGCTCCACCAGCGCCTGGCAATATTTATTACTCATTAAGCCCCCACGTAATTCCCTGACAGATACCACTCTTCACCCGATGCAGCGCGCTTGCTGCTTTTCCGTAAGCACCGCTCACGACGCGCCAGAAAATTGTTTCGTTCTGGCTGGGAGTGGCTTTCACGGAATGCCGCCATCCACACCGTTGCAGCACGACGGTATAAACCCCTGGACTCCAGTTCTTCCGCCTGGCGGGTCAGGCACAAAATCACCCGGGGATCGTTAGTGCCGACATAGAAATTGCGCACAGGTCTGGTTTCACGAACTGGTTGTGGTTCCGGCTCCTGCGCTCTCTCAGTCAGGCGTGGGAAATGTCTGCGTGTATCTCCTTCACAACGGTGAGCCACACGCCCACTCTGACGTAACTTGCTTGCTGACTGCAGAACGCGCTGCCGTGAGTAACCTGCAAAAGCATCCGCAATGTCTCCGGAAGTACACCCCGGATGGGCTTCAATGAATTTCTGAACTTCATTCAAAAGACTCATGATCACCCCCTGAATCCTGCCGGGATCTGGCTGTAGTCCACGTTGTCGTAACTGGCTTTGAAGTACGGGTCCTCGCGTCTGGCTGCAGATACCGCAGGAACTTCCCAGAATTCTTCGAAATGACGATCCGGACCAAAGAACGTGACAGCCTGTTTCACAAATTGTGTGCCGCTGTTACCCATCGCAGATACCCATCCCGCGTAGCGTTTCACACCTTCCAGCATGGTTTCGGGGTTTACTCCCTCATTCAAACGGGCTTTCCAGGCTTTGAAGGCTGCAGATTTTGAATTGCCACCAGCACGTTTGGGATATGCCAGCCATGCCTGCTCAAACTCCGGAGAGTATTCCGGTCGGTTTGAACGAACTCGCACGGACTCATCAACTGATGCACCAACAGCTATTGGTTCATTGACTGGTTCTTTGACTGGTTCAAAAGAGTGACTGGTTCTGGGTGAATCTCCTGCACTACCCCCTGGTGCAACTCCTGCACTACCTGGTGAATTTGCTGCACCAGATAGTGAATTATTTGCACTACCCCCTAGTGAATCTCCTGCACCATCCAGATGAAGGAGATAGATATTACTTGAGTTACCTTTTTCACCTTTCCGGGTGACTTTTTTTACCAGCCCGGACTCACAAAGGGCCGCAATATGATTCATCACAGAACGTTTGCTAATCTCGCACTGGTCAGCAATATGCTGGTAGCTGGGCCAGCACTCACCCTGATCGCTGGCATTATCAGCCAGCTTGATCAGAACCAGTTTTCGCAATGGATTACCCACTCGAATTTTCATCGCTTTAACCATCAGCTCCATACTCATGCTGCACCTCCGAGATGCTTCATGTTTTTTCCGGAGCGAAAGGCTATAAGCGGCATACTGACGCGGTAATTACGGCCAAGCGGTTCACAAATCACCTTCTGGCATTCACGGTCAACCAGGCTAACACGTAGAACATGCCCTGCAGGTGTGGTGTACCACTGCCCAACTGTAGGAATTGATGTTTTTTTACGCTGAAGAAAACGGCAAATATTGAGGATCAACGGATTAAGCATGACGATGCCCTCCGCTGATATTCAGGAGACGGTGAATATGAAAATTAGTCTTATCCGCCAGACGAATACGTTCAGCCTGCAAGTTAAGAAGGGTTTCTACCAGAACTTGATGCGCCTGCGGATCCGAAAGAGTTACCTTGCGCAGAGCACGTAGTGCAGTTGTTACATAACTGAGTTTATGTAAGTCTTCATCATTCAGACGAGTGAGGGCTGGGACAGTAGCCATGATGGCAGCCTCCGATAACAGTGAATTACCTTCACCACCGGAAACGCCAATTTCGCTGGTGGTGAACTGAACGGGGTTGGCGTAACCGGCGTTATCGGAAACCGGCGCACCTTTCGGTGCCCCCGTCCAGCCCACCATAATTTGGGTGTGCACAGACGCAGACGATAAAAAAGACGCTGGCGCGTCATATATCGCCGATAACATTTCCAGGACGCCAATCCCGGCACCCGCTTTATAAGGTGCCTGAACAGTGTAACGTCCCGGAATGGCAGAATCAATGTGCTGGTGGTCCTTCACACTCAACAAAATCACGCCTGAATTTCCACAAAGGACTAAAGCACTCATGCGGGTAGTCTTTGCGAAGATAGATAACGCGCTGCGTTTCTGGCTCCCAACGAATAACATGGACATAAAGCCCTCTTCCGTCACGAAACCAGCGGTTAAGTTCCTGCACAACTCGCCCCCCACAGTCAGGTAAAGTTCTCTGTGGTTACTTACAGCCAGGTGATTTGGTAATCTGCATTCATGCCGTAACAACAGGTGTTCAGCGACGCTGACCACCTGCTGTTGCGACAAACGGTTATTTGCCGTTAAACTGTTCATGCGTTAGTTTCTCCACAGACACAAAACGCCACGACGCCCGGAGCTGCACACTCGCGGGCGTCACTCTTTTCTGGAGCGCAAAAGATTTTGTAGACCAGTGCTGCATGCTCCTGGAGCTTCGAAATTGACAGATACAACTCATCATTAATTGCTGTCTGCTCGTGTGGCTCCACTACCCCGTCTTCGATTGCCGAACGAATCTGCTTTGAGTAACTCCCGATCTGTTCGATGACTTCCAGCAGGCGCTGGTTTATATCGGCGTTCTCTACTTCCTCAATTTCAGGAAGCGATACAAACACCCCACCAGCAGACTGTGCAACAGCATCCGCAATGTAGTGAGTGCCAGCCGCGCGCTGTAAAATCATTGCCCATCCCAGCGGGAAAATCTGATCGCCATCTGCACGAAGGCGGTTGAATAAAGCGTTCTCTGTTACATCCAGCCACTCAGCAGCTTCAGCGTACCCCCCCGGCAACGCCGCGATAGTTTTTCTGACAGCTTTCACGTACCACTCAGGCTGTTTTTCTACTTTCCAGTGATGCTTACCCACGGTTAGCCTCATCGTTCTGTGGTTAAAAATTGAAGGTGTTCTGTTAATCTTTCGGATAGATATCCGGTCTTAAGTCAGATTTCGTAATTGCACCTGACGTGCATTGCTCAAGTTTTTTAGCCAGCACAAAACTGGCTTTTTTATAACCATTGAAAACCAGCCGTAAGTAGCCTGGTGTTGAGCCAACTTTTCCGGCCAACTCGCCCTGCTGTTCTTTGGTTAAAGAGTCCCAATACGCTTTCATACAATATGTACCTCCGATATACATATTACATGATTGAGATGAACCTTCAAGATACTTGTACCCTATCGGTACAAAGGTTTTAATTTCGTTATGAAAACAGTCCATGACATCCGGCGGTCTAACGCCAGAAAACTGAGAGATGGTGTTGGCGGGAATTCTTCCTTTGCCACCATGATTGATCGCGAGCCAACCCAGACCAGCAGGTTTATGGGAGATGGTGCTACTAAAAATATCGGTGACAGCATGGCACGGCACATCGAAAAATGTTTCGACCTGCCTGTCGGATGGCTTGATCAAGAACACCAGACAACAAACATCACAAAAAAACCTGATGTTTCAATTACTAACAAACAAATAACGTTAGTCCCTGTCATATCATGGGTACAGGCCGGAGCATGGAAAGAAGTTGGCTATTCTGAGGTTGATTTGAGCACAGCAGAAACTTATCCCTGCCCTGTACCCTGTGGCGAAATGACTTATATCTTGCGGGTGATTGGTGATTCAATGATTGATGAGTACCGCCCGGGAGACATGATTTTTGTAGATCCTGAAGTCCCTGCCTGCCACGGTGACGACGTTATTGCATTGATGCACGATTCAGGCGAAACCACCTTCAAGCGGTTGATAGAAGATGGAACACAGCGTTATCTCAAAGCATTAAACCCAAACTGGCCTGAGCCTTACATTAAGATTAACGGTAATTGCTCTATAATTGGTACAGTGATTTTCTCGGGAAAACCAAGAAGATACACAATAAAGGCCTAATCAATATTTATGAACCTGCTTCGGCAGGTTTTTTTATACTTGACAATGTACCTATGAGATACATAATGTATCTAAAAGAAACATGGCACAGGCAAGATTAAAACAAAATTTGGTTGTAACACGGCGTATGGCACATGCGTCGTTAGCGGTCTGGTGACGTTAAAGGGGACAATCCACTCCTTGCTCGGGCAAACAAACCAGGTAGCCGGAATGTGCAAGTCAATGATGATGCTGATAAGACGCCTAACCAGCGTGGCGATTCGGTTTGACACCTAGGAAGAGACCAGGGTGCAACGATGAGAGCATTTATGGAGCCGCGACAAAGTGTGGTGCCGTAACAGGCTAAGTGCTCTCAGCGTTGTGGTAATCCGCGAAATGGCGCGGCGGTAAGTATGGCGGGGTTACTCTTTCCCCGTTGAGGACACCGGATTGTCAGGTTGACCATACGCCTGAGTGACAAGCCCACCACAACAGCCACTGCTTTGGCGGTACCAGTTTGTACACTTGCTTCCGGCTGGTACCGCTCTTTTTACAAAACAGAGAATAGCATCACCGGACGACGGGCTCATAACCCAATCCATCCGGGCGGATGCCACCGCAGGTGTTCTTCTCTGTTTTGTGGAGAAACCAACCGACCTTGCAGGGTCGATATGATGAGGAGCAGCAAAATGGCTAGCGAACGCAGTACTGATGTGCAGGCATTTATCGGGGAGCTGGACGGCGGCGTATTTGAAACCAAAATCGGCGCAGTTCTCAGTGAAGTCGCTTCCGGTGTGATGAACACGAAAACCAAAGGTAAGGTCTCGCTCAACCTGGAAATCGAACCGTTTGATGAGAACCGTGTAAAAATCAAACACAAACTCTCATATGTTCGCCCGACTAACCGCGGGAAAATTTCCGAAGAAGACACCACCGAAACGCCGATGTATGTCAATCGCGGTGGTCGCCTGACTATTCTGCAGGAAGACCAGGGACAATTACTGACTCTTGCCGGTGAACCTGACGGAAAACTACGCGCAGCAGGTCATTAATATCGTTCTTAATTAACTGATTATTTATCTCATCACTGAATATCTTTATATAGTGAGGACTTATTATGTCTCAGAACTTAGACGCAACCGCAATTAATCAAATCCATGCCCTTATTTCTGCTCAGGGTGTTAATGAAATTATCAGTAAGATTGGTGCCGATGCTGTGGCATTGCCTGAGAATTTCCGCATTCATGATCTGGAAAAATTTAATTTAAATCGCTTCCGTTTCCGTGGTGCGCTTTCCACTGCCAGCATCGATGACTTTACCCGTTATTCTAAAGATCTTGCAGATGAAGGCACCCGCTGCTTTATCGATGCTGATAATATGCGTGCCGTCAGTGTGCTTAACCTGGGTACTATTGATGAACCAGGTCACGCAGATAACACCGCCACTCTCAAACTGAAAAAGACAGCACCGTTCTCTGCCCTGTTGTCTGTTAACGGCGAGCGTAACTCCCAGAAATCACTGGCAGAATGGATTGAAGACTGGGCCGACTACCTTGTGGGCTTTGATGCTAATGGTGACGCCATTCAGGCAACAAAAGCGGCTGCGGCAATCCGTAAAATCACGATTGAAGCAAACCAGACCGCTGATTTTGAAGATAATGACTTCAGCGGCAAACGCTCCCTGATGGAATCTGTCGAAGCGAAGACCAAAGACATTATGCCAGTGGCATTTGAATTTAAATGCGTTCCGTTTGAAGGTCTGAAAGAACGTCCGTTTAAATTACGCCTCAGCATTATCACTGGCGATCGTCCTGTACTGGTTCTGCGCATTATTCAGCTGGAAGCGGTGCAGGAAGATATGGCTAACGAATTTCGTGATCTGCTTGTTGAGAAATTCAAAGACAGCAAAGTAGAAACCTTTATTGGTACTTTCACCGCCTGATTTCATTACTGCAAATGCCCCTGCAGGGGCATTTATGGAAACGTAATTAACTCAATAATCACCGGATGGTGAGGGCTTCCTTTTACCCAAATTCAGCGCGGTGCAGCGCATATACGTGGAGAACAAAATGTCATTTATTAAAACTTTTTCCGGGAAGCATTTTTATTATGACAGGATAAATAAAGACGACATCGTGATTAACGATATCGCGGTTTCCCTTTCAAATATCTGCCGCTTTGCCGGTCATCTTTCTCACTTCTACAGCGTCGCCCAACATGCGGTGCTTTGCAGCCAGCTGGTGCCGCAGGAATTTGCTTTTGAAGCGTTAATGCATGATGCAACAGAAGCGTATTGCCAGGACATCCCCGCACCACTGAAACGCCTTCTTCCTGACTATAAACGGATGGAAGAAAAAATAGATGCAGTAATCCGTGAGAAATACGAGTTGCCCCCGGTTATGAGCACGCCTGTGAAATATGCCGATCTCATCATGCTGGCAACCGAACGCCGTGATCTCGGGCTTGATGATGGCTCTTTATGGCCTGTACTGGAAGGTATCCCGGCAACAGAGATGTTCAAAGTTATTCCACTGGCACCGGGCCATGCCTACGGGATGTTTATGGAACGCTTCAACGAGTTATCGGAATTACGCAAATGTGCATAACTCATGTAGTTAGTTTTTCTGGCGGGAGAACATCCGCATATCTTGTTCACCTGATGGAAGAACAAAGAAAGGCTGGCAATAACGTCTGCTACATCTTTATGGATACCGGTTGCGAACATCCGCTGACATACCGCTTTATTCGGGAGGTTGTGAAGTTCTGGGGCATACCACTAACTGTGTTGCAGGTCGATATCAATCCTGAGCTTGGGCAGCCAAATGGTTATACAGAATGGGAGCCAAAGGATATTCAGACGCGAATGCCGGTACTTAAACCGTTTATGGACATGGTTAAAAAGTACGGCACGCCATACATCGGTGGCGCGTTCTGTACTGACAGGCTAAAACTCATCCCTTTCACGAAATACTGCGATAACCATTTCGGGCGAGGTAATTACATCACATGGCTGGGTATTCGTGCAGACGAACCCCGTAGGCTGAAACCGAAATCGGGCATCCGGTATCTTGCCGAACTGTCAGATTTTGATAAGTCGGATGTTATCCGGTGGTGGCGAAAACAACCTTTTGATTTGCAAATCCCGGAGCATCTCGGGAACTGTGTTTTCTGCATCAAAAAGTCAACGCAAAAGCTGGGGCTTGCATGTAAAGACGAACCTGGTCTGATGCGAGTTTTTAATGAGCTGGTTACAGGCAAACACGTCAGGGATGGTCATCGCAGAACAGGTAAAGACGTTATGTACCGTGGTCACCTGACGCTTGACGGAATTGCCAGAATGTCTGCCAACAGCGACTACAGAAATTTGTATCAGGCGATGGTACAGGCCAGGCGATTCGATACCGGCTCGTGTTCAGAGTCATGTGAAATCTGGGGTGATCAATTGGAATTAAAATTCGAAGAGGTAGGGGTATGACAACCGAAATTAACTACCATGCACTACTTGAGCGCGCACGGAATAAAGTGCAGAGCATTGAGTTCGCCTTAACACAGAGTGCATTCGCTGAGATTCGCGCTGAGCTTGAAGATGATTTAGAACTGGCACGGATTGCACTGGCATCTCTGGAAGTTGAGCCAGATGAACGCGCAGCCTATGAATTATTTATGGAAAAGCGTTTCGGTAAAACAGTCGATCGTCGGAGAGCAAAAAACGGTGATAACGAGTACATGGCGTGGGATATGGCTCTCGGCTGGGTCGTCTGGAAACAACGCGCTGGCATGAGTCTTTCAACTGCACAACCACAGGAGGGTCAACAATGAACAACTTAATGACAACAAAACAAGTCGCCGAATTCTGTGGCGTTTCAATATCGACGGTGCTTCGCTGGAACAGTGTAAACCGGAGGACTGGTCAGAAATATCGGCCTGATTTTCCAGATCCTGATATTAAATCCTGCCCAAATAAATGGGCATCACGTAAGATATACAGGTTTACAGGAGTAATTGAGTAACAAACATTAGCTCAAATGTGAGCTGGCACATCTATGGCACAAGCCAAACAGATCTGACTGTCTGCTCTGTATCAAGAGCAGACAAGCTATTTATTTTTTTACATGAAAATGCGCGCTCTTTGGACGTTAGGGTTATTCTATCCAGAGCCAGCAGCACCTCTTAGCCAAGTACATAATTGCAGGCACAATCCGGCATCGATGTGCAGCTCCGGTCGCTGAACTGCTGGAAAACCCTTCCGTTCATAAGCCAGTCTCGATACGTGGCAACAGTATCATTGATACAATTTATTTTAATTTTCCCGTACCTCGAAGAAGTGATAGGTATTGATCAGTGGCAAGTAATGGTAGATTATTCTCTTGGCTAGAGTCGATATCTCTAATTAAAATTGTACGGTTTTTTATGCTGAACTTGTATTTAGCCTCCAGCATTGCCCAAAACATTCTTTTATTTAATCTTGATAGTCTTATAAAATTTACAAGACCTTCAAGGCTCATAACTAAAACTTTCGCCCCTTTTGACTCTTTAAGGTTGCTAATTTCGTTATAAATCTTTTCAGCACCTTCTTTCTCTAAAACAAGATCTGAGATTATCACTAAATGATAAATACCCTTTCTGCGCTTTATTAAGCATTCCCTCCCGTCATAATTAATAACCACATCATTATTTAGAATTGGGATAACGCCTTTAACCTGATCGATCCCTTGCAATGCTTTTTTCTTATACATGCTACAAAGCTTTTCATGAGATTTCAAACCCATTTCAATCAAAGATGATGCTTTAGACTGTATAGATAATACATAGTCATTTTCTACAATAAGAATATCAACTAGTTCTCTTTTTTTATTACCCTCAATAATATCTGGAGAAAAAAACACTTCCTCCGTTGAAAAGACCTGCCGCAAAGCATGGTATATAAGAGCTTCCTGCTCATATCCCTCAGAGCCGTTTTCACTGACGCTAAATTCATATGTTAATACGGTATCGTTTGGTTCATGAACACTTGCTAGGTAAGATTTTTTATCGATTACACTTAGTGGCAGACTAATTATTTTCTCGTTACCAGTCAAAGCATTGTTGCAGAATTCATCCATTGCTTCATTACCTTCCCTAAATCCTGAATTGAGAGAATATGAATTAGCACAAAATTTTTTTAAACATTCACACGGTAAATTTTCCGAAACTTTTATTTTCAGGTCCATAACACGCATTGTATGCGAGTCAAAAAATGATAATAGAATACCATCATAAGCGCCTGACAATAACAAATCCAGCCCTTTAATTTCATCTGCCTCTCTTGGTGGATAGGCTAGTAAAAATGGATTATCGACATTATCTTCAATCAACATCCCAATCACTAGTATATTTTTAGTAGATAAACCTACCAAAAAGTGGATAGGTGCTCCTGACCAGACGGATTTAATTATAGGAAGGCTTGATTTAAGTATTATGTGGATATTACGATTTTCACTATCTACCCACACTCCATGTAACTCATTGTTTAAATAGGCCAAAAGTTTAGTATTCATTTCAACTTTCATTTCCTTATTGTGATAATGATGGTGTTCAACACAAACTGGCCAGCAGTTCCAGTATAGTACATCAGTAACTTAGATTGCTTAACTGCAAATCGCGCGTTTTCTAAACATCATATATCCGCTCCTCGCTCAAAGCGGACTGTCATATTTTATTGCGTTCAAAATATGCAAACTGTCAGTTGGTGTCTGAACCAGAACAAGTAACAATCGATTCAACTCTCTCCCACCATGCCTGGTAGGCTTTACGCTGTTCTTCTAAATAATCACTCTTGTCATAAACTTGCCATACCCCCGGCAGTTTATGACCGAGCATTATTTCTGCGATATGAGGCGCAGTAAGATCAGAAAAGTTTGTTCGTGCTGTTCGCCTCAAATCATGCAGAGACCAATGAGGGAATTGATACCCCAAACGCCGCCATGCATACTGCATTAAATTGTAAGGCAGCGACTGCAATGATGTCCGACCAACGGGTTCCCTGCTTCCTTCCTTAGTAAAAAGCATATCGGAACCATTGTTCATAGAAATAGCGTACTTTATAAGCTCTTCAACCGGTTCAATAATGGGCCGCTTTAGCGGTTCGCCCGTTATCTCCCCAGTCTTATGTCGTTCTGGTGGTACAGTCCATACTTTATTAATGAAATCAAAATCGTCCACCCTGGCGGTAATTAGCTCTGAACTACGGCAGCCAAAATGCAGCAATAGTTTAATGAAGGCCCGGTATTTAGGAACCATTCGAGAACCATCGATCGCAGCATAAAGGATTTTAATTTCATCATGTGTCAGAAACCGTTTCTTCTGACCTTTACGGATATCCATATCTTTACCCGTGATATCCGACAGCGGGCGAGTTTCAATGAGCTTTCTCTTATACGCCCAGACATGGGCCTGCTTTGCGTTAATTAGCAATCGGTCTGCTATTGCTGGAGTCTTAGTGCTAAGAGGCTCCAGGACTTCTAACCAATCATGCAATGTAGCTGCATCGTGAGGGATATTCCCGATTTTAGAGAACAGGTGCAGCTCAAACGAGCGGAGTATCTGTTCAGAGCCTTTTTTATTTTTTACACAATATGCTTCATACCAGGCACGGATCACAGACTCTACCGTCATGGCTTCAGTAGCTTTTCGTTTTTCAGCCTGCTTGACCAATCGTGGATTACGGTTTGACTCGAGTTCACCACGGAGACGGATAACTTCTTCTCTGGCCTCTTTTAATCCAGTTGCTGGGTAAGTTCCGATATCAAGACGCTCACCTTTCCCTGCCCATTGATAACGATATTGGAACACTACGCGACCTTTCGGTGATACTCTGACAGACAGACCATCACGATCGGATTTAACCAAAACCTTATCACGTTCCTTTCCAACGACTGAACGCAACCACGCATCAGACAGCGCCATTACTCACCTTGTACAAATCGCAAAACACCTCTGCTGCTTTGTACATTATGTACAAGCATATGTACAGATTTTTGATGAAAGCAAGCAGATCGATTTAAAGTTACATGAAAGAATTTTCAATTAAAGAAGCCACATAACTAAATGTATTTAAATGAGTTATATAGCTCAATCTCAATTAACTGAAAGGATTTTGAAAGAGTAAAAGAGCTTTAATTTGGGCTTAATTATTGGGGTGAGAAATAATGGCAAAAGTGCGGCGCTTCGCCACCTCTTGCAAATAAGGAGACAACGTCATAATTCTTTCTTCTTGAGTAAGCGGCATCGCGCCGCGCTTGTTGAAAACGAAAAATTGCGGCTATTTTACCCATCAACGGGGGGGAGGCAA